GGATGAAAAGAACTCCATATTATGTTGGAGAGATTTCAGAAAACTTTGCCGACGGTAAAAAAAAGGGTAAAAGTCGTCCGGGCAGAGTCAAAAAAGCCGGAGCAAGTTGCAAAGGATCTGTAAGTAGTTTACGTGCTAAGGCTCGTAAATATGGTGGTGAAAAGGGTAAAATGTATCACTGGTGTGCCAACATGAAGGGCGGCAAAAAAGGTAAATAGTAGTATGAAACTGAGAGAACTAACAACAAACGAAGCAAACCCTTTAGACGCTATGAAAACTGGTGCTCAAAAGGCGGCAGGTGCAGTTAAAGCGGCGGCTGGCAAAGTAGCACAAAAAGGTGCTGATGCGGCTGTAGGCGCAGTAGCAAATGCTACAGGTGCTTCAAAAGACGATGTTAAATCAGCGGCACAACAACAAGGCGGTATTGCTGGCAAAGTAGCAGGAATGGCTTCAGGTGCTAATCCTAAAGCACAACAAAAAGCAGGACAAGGTGCTAAAATGGCGGCGGCTAAGATGGGTGCTAAAGGTGGATCAGGCGCACAAATGGCAAAAGGCTTAGATGCTATTGCAAAAGGCGGCGCAGTTACTGGAACACTATCAAAACAAATTGCTCCATTTGCAAAACAACTAACAACAATACTTGGTGATCAATCTTTAAGAAACAAATTTATGATGCTTGTAAAACAAGCAGAAAAAGGTGCGGCACCGGCAGAAAGTGATGTACAAGAATTAGATACTTCACTAAAAGGTAAAGAAGATTACGAAGCAAAGAAAAAAGCATTACAAGATATTCAGATGGATCCTAATACTTCTAAAGATCCAGATACCGCTGATGCACTTAAGGCACGTTTAAAAAGATTAGAAAAAGATGCTGAAAAACAAAAAATTAATACTGAATCCAACGACGAAGCAGATCATATTATGCAATTAGCAAAATTAGTATCAGGTGCATCAAATACACAGCAAGAACAAGCATCAGACTTTGCTAACGAAATGAAAGCACTTGCAGGTATTAAAACAGAAACAGCAACAGCAGGCGCAACATCAGCAGGTAACATTGCTTCAGTAGCAAATCCAGCAATGGCTTATGGACAACGACCAAAAGATTCAAAAGGCTTACCTAAAGCCCCACAAAAGAAAAAAGCAGACGGTACAGCAGTAAATGCTTTAGATATGGGAAATAATTTAATGGGCGGTACAACCGTAAAGAGGAACTAACATGAGAGAGAAAGACTTGAAAGAAGGTTTAGCAGATTTAGCATACAAGGCTGAATCAGATCACGAAGTACAAATGGCACGTGCAGAACTGTACAAGATTGCCAAGTATGCAATTAAGATGCACGAAATGCTAAAAGGTGTTGAAGAACGTGAAGGTCTTGAAGGTTGGGTTCAAAGTAAAATTACCAAAGCCGCTGACTATATGGGCTCAGTATATCACCATATGGATTACGAACAAAAATTTGACGAAGTACAAGAAGCAAAAAAAGCAAAACCAGACTACATTGACATCGACGGTGATGGCGACAAAAAAGAGCCAATGAAAAAGGCTGTTAAAGATAAAAAGTCTAAGCAAACAGATGAAAAATATGTGCATGAAAGAAGCAAGAAAAAGAAAAACGAATCTTATAAATCTTCTTTAGCATCTATGTTAGAAAGTAAATTAGGTATTTGTCCTGATTGCGGTAACCCAAGTTGGACTACACTCCCAGAAGAAAAGCAAAAAGGTGTTGACGGCAAAGTATGCTGGAAAGGCTACAAGCGTATGGGCACCAAGAAAAAAGGTGGAAAGACTGTAGACAACTGCGTTAAGATGTAATGAAACGCATCGAACTTCTCGAAAAATCTAAAATCTACGAAAAATGGAGCAAAAAATACAAACGCTCTATAAACTGTTCTAACCCTAAAGGCTTCTCTCAAAAGGCCCATTGTGCAGGGCGTAAAAAGAAAAAATAATAAATACATTTAGATTAACTTAATAAGGAGTCTTATGGCATTTCTTGTTCATAACCTACCACCTATAGAAGTATATGTAAAGAAAGAATACTTATACGATTTACAAAAAGGTCATGGGGAACTTACTCCTGGTATATGGGTTAGCATAAGAAGTATAATGGGCAAGGCATTATACGTAGAAACACTCCTTACAGAATACGGTGCATTATACGATAAACTACCTTTAAGTGCATTTGTTTGGAAGGAAGACTACGATAAAGATAATCAACTACCTTTAGACACATTACAGATATGGGATTGTTTTGATTACGATATTACAGTAATTAAAAAGCCATTACTTTGCGATTGTGAATTCTTTGGCAAGGATAAGAAAATGCACAAGGGTGAATATATGTTTACACTTGATACTTGCCATGCCGACAACAATAGATTGAATACAAACTTTTCAGAACATGATCCAGAACATAAATCATTTAATTTTATAAAATTAGATAATGGACAGTTTGCGGCACAACCAAACAACAGAACAATTTTTACAGATCAAAGTTTAGTCCTTGGTGAACGCAAAAGACCAGATTTCAAAGTTTGCACACAAAATTACACAGTAGAAAATAATCCAAAATGGTCCGTAGGTCATACCGACGAATGGCAGTATAAGACAAAGGACGAAGAAGGTGAATCCAGTTAACAGGAAAGAAGCATATAGGCTTTTTTGGATTGTTAAAGGACATTTTAACGCAACTGAACAATGTATCTTAGATTGTTACGATTCTTATTTTAAACGTGTATGGTATAACGAAGAAGCATATTTGCACGAAGACGGATTTGAAGAAGCCTACCAAAAGGTAATAGATGCCAATAAACAAGTTGACAAATACTCCTGACGAATATATAATACTAAACATAATATAGGAGATTATATATGTCAAGCAGAACATACGGTGCCGACGAAAAAGCCAAACTTGAAAGATTGGTTAACGAAGGCGCTAACGTAATGAGAGAAGTAGAAGATTTGCAAGAAGGTTTAAAAGAAACTGTAAAAGCAGTATCACAAGAACTTGATATCAAAGCAAGTCTTATTAACAAAGCAATTAAAATTGCACACAAAGGTGATTGGTCAAAAGTTGCAGACGAGTTTGACGATCTTGAAACACTTGTAGTTACTGTCGGCAAGGACAAGTAATTTTGCAAAAGATTAAAAACTTTTGGCTCAACAGTTATCGATCTGATAAGGTAGCATTCTATTTTGAACTTATCAGTTTTATTTTTACTGTAGGTGCAAGTCTTACATTAGCGATAACTGCCAGAGATCCCAATATGATGTATGTATATCCAGGATTCTTTATTGGTAGTACAACACAGGCATATGCCGCATACAGACGAGGAGCGGCTTGGGTAATGCTATTAACAATTTACTTTAGTTGTGTAAACGTATTCGGTTTTGGTATTGCCGCAGGTTGGTATTAATATGGATATTGCTAAAATAGATAAATGGTTAGACACACATTTAAACGAATTAGCAAAAGGAAGATGTCCTTGGGCCAATAGTGATGTACCAAGGATACACACCGATCAATACTTAGACATTATGAAAACAATGTTTGAGTTTCCAAAAGACAAACACGCAGTATTGGTTGTTCTACACAATGTAGAATACCCAGATGAAGGTAAAGAACTATTTGCTTTGTGTCGTACACAATACTTTTTGGATAGAAATTTACTCTTTATTGAGTACAAATACATGGATTATGAAAATGATCTAAATGATCCAACAATTAGACTATTTGTAATACAAAAATTAGATGAAACAAAAGAAGCAAGTAACAAGTTATTAGAAAAGGGATATTATAAACAGTATCCTGAAAACGAACAATTTAGAAAGATTAGAGGCCAAAATAATGAAATATATAGTTGACATTGACAATACAATATGCTATACTACAGATAGTGATTATGAGAATAGTAAACCTATTACTGAACGTATTGAACATTTCAACAAACTTCATGAAGAAGGCCATGAAATACATTATTGGACAGCAAGAGGCGCAAATTCACATTTGGATTGGAGACAATTCACACAAAGGCAATTAGACGAGTGGGAAGTAAAATATGATTCTATTATGTTTAACAAACCACATTATGATATATGGATAGACGACAAGGCACAAAATGACAAACACTACTTTGAAAGAATTAAAAACACAGCCTAAACCATATCAATGGTTGGCTTGGACAGGCACAACGATATTATTAATAGCCGCTACAATGGCCGCTTTTAATATGTATCCATACTACAGTTATGCGTTTACCGTTGCTAATGGTATTTGGGTAGCAGTAGGTATACTTTGGAAAGAAAAGTCGTTGATTATTTTAAACGCAGGCCTTACAATAATATATATTATAGGTTTGTTACAAGATGGTATACTTGGCCATTAATCAAGTTAACTTGGTATTTGCCAGCCTAAAATGGCATAGGAGAAACAATGAGTTATGTAGATGCATTTTTTGATCGCAACGCAGATATTATTCGTGTTGTAGAACGTAAAGAAGGTAAACGAACGTTTACTGAATATCCTGTCAAGTACACTTTTTATTATGGTGACCAACGTGGAAAATTTAAAAGTATTCACGGCGATCCACTAAACAGAATTGTTTGTAAAAACACAAAAGATTTCCGCAAAGAATTAGCAATTAATAAAAACAAAGAACTATATGAAAGTGATGTAAATCCTATCTTTCAATGTCTAAGTGAAAACTATCTCAATCACGATGCTCCTAAACTAAATGTTGCGTTCTTTGATATTGAGACAGACTTCGATCCTGACAGAGGCTTTGCTGATCCAAGTGATCCGTTTATGCCAATTACTGCTATCACTGTTCACTTGCAATGGCTTGATACACTTGTAACACTTGCTGTTCCACCTAAAACACTTACAATGGAACAAGCAGAAGAACAAGTAAAAGAATTTCCTAACACACATTTATTTGCAGACGAAGGCGATATGTTAAAAACTTTTCTTGATTTGATTCAAGATAGTGATATCATTACTGGTTGGAACAGTGAAGGTTATGATATTCCGTACACTGTTAATCGTGTTGCAAAAGTATTAAGTAAAGATGATACAAGACGTTTTTGTTTATGGGATCAATTTCCTAAAAAACGTGAATATGAAAAATTCGGAAGGCAACAAGAAACCTATGATCTTGTAGGTCGTGTACACTTAGATAGTTTAGAATTATATCGAAAGTATACATATGAAGAACGCCACACATATCGATTAGATGCTATTGGTGAGATGGAAGTCGGCGAACGTAAGACTGTTTATGAAGGCACACTTGATCAACTATACAACAACGATTTTAGAACGTTTATTGAATATAACAGACAAGACGTTGCACTACTGGACAAGTTGGACAAAAAACTAAGATTTATTGATCTTAGTAACGAACTTGCTCATGCAAACACTGTACTACTACAAACAACTATGGGTGCTGTTGCTGTTACAGAACAAGCAATTATCAACGAAGCACATCACAGAGGTATGCAAGTGCCTAATAGAGTAAAACGTGAGCCTGGTAGTGATCCAGCGGCTGGCGCTTATGTTGCATTTCCAAAAGTAGGAGTCCACAAATGGATTGGCTCAATGGACTTGAATTCACTGTATCCTTCAGTGATTCGTGCATTAAACATGGCTCCTGAAACTGTTATAGGACAACTTCGTCCAGAACTTACTAACAAATATGTTGGTGAGCAAATGAACTTGAAAAAGAAATCATTTGCGGCGGCTTGGGAAGGACGTTTCGGCACTATGGAATATGATGCTGTCATGGAACAACGTAGAGATGTTAGTATTACTGTTGATTGGGAAAATGGCCAATCAGATGTAATGAGTGGTGCACAGATTTATAAAGTCATATATGATAGTAACAATCCGTGGATGCTGAGTGCTAATGGTACAATCTTTACATATGAGTTTGAAGGTGTTATTCCAGGACTACTAAAACGTTGGTATGCAGAACGTAAAGAAATGCAGGCAATGAAAAAGAAAGCCATTGACGCAGGTAACAAAGCAGAAATAGAGTTTTGGGACAAACGACAACTTGTTAAGAAAATTAATCTAAACAGTTTGTATGGTGCTATTCTTAATCCTGGTTGTAGATTCTTTGATGGACGTATTGGACAATCTACTACACTTACAGGTAGACAAATTGTAAAACATATGTCAGCAGAAGTAAACAAAGTTATTACAGGCGAATATAACCATGTAGGTAAAGCAATTATTTACGGTGACACAGATTCGTGTTATTTTAGTGCATACCCTGTTCTCAAAGAAGATATCGATGCAGGTAATATTCCATGGGGTAAAGACAATGTAGTCAAACTGTATGATCAAGTTTGTACAGAAGCAAATAAATCATTTCCTAAGTTTATGATTGATGCATTTCATTGTCCTAAGACACGTTCAGAAGTAATTGCCGCAGGTAGAGAAATTGTTGCAGAAAGCGGATTGTATATTACTAAGAAAAGATATGCCGCATTAATTTATGATAACGAAGGTGAACGTGTAGATGTTGACGGCAAGCCAGGTAAAGTAAAAGCAATGGGTCTTGATCTTAAACGTTCAGATACTCCTGTGTTTATGCAGGACTTCTTGAGTGAACTACTACTTAAAGTATTGCAGTTTGAAGATGAAGAAAACATTTTAGATCGTATTACAGAATTTAGAACTGAGTTCAAATCACGTCCAGGGCATGAGAAAGGTTCGCCTAAACGTGCAAACAAGATCGGACATTATGAACGCCTTGAAAAGAAACAAGGTAAGGCTAATATGCCAGGACACGTTCGAGCAAGTATTAACTGGAACACATTAAAACGTATGAACGGTGACAAGTACTCTCAAGAGATTGTTGACGGTATGAAAGTTATTGTTTGTAAACTAAAACAGAATCCAATGGGGTATACAAGTGTTGCATATCCTGTAGATGAATTACACTTGCCAGATTGGTTTAAAGAACTTCCATTTGATGGTGATGCTATGGAAGGTACAATCATTGACAACAAACTTGACAACTTGATCGGTGTTCTGAAGTATGATTTAGAAAGCACAAAGACCAAGAATACATTTAACAACTTGTTTGACTTTGGGGGTGAAGAATAATGGCAACACATGGAATGATAGACTTAGAAACACTTGGTGTTGAGCCGGATAGTGTTATTATGACACTTGGTGCAATTAAGTTCGACCCATTTGCAGATACAGAGCCACATAGTGGATTATATCTTCGTGGAGATGTTGAAGAACAAACAGAAAAGTTTAATCGTTCAATTGACGATAATACTCTTGCTTGGTGGAGTAAACAAGATCAAGCAATACAAGATGAAGCATTTGGTGAACACACAGATAGAGTAGGTGTACAAGAAATGCTTAAACAACTTAATAAATGGGCAGTTGGTTTAGATTACATTTGGTGCCAAGGTCCTACTTTTGACTTTGTTATATTACAAAGTTTATACAAAGAAGCACAAAAGCCTGTGCCTTGGAACTACTGGCAAATTAGAGATAGTAGAACATTGTTTGCTATGATGCCAAGTGATCCACGTAAAGCAATTCAAGAAAGTTTACACAATGCACTTGCAGATTGCTACTATCAGGCAAAGTGTGTACAGCAATCCTATAAACATTTTGGAGTAAAGAAATGAAATATGAAAACTTTGATGTAGGCGGTGAGTTAATTAAAGACAATGCACAGTATCAATTGTTTGATAATAAAACATTAAAGAACTTAATGTTGAGTAAAACAAAACTACGAGCAGGTCAAAGTACAAATGGACATAGACACGCAGGTCAAGAAGAAGTTTATATCTTTACAAAAGGTGAAGGAAAGATGGAACTTGACTATAAAATGTTTGATATTAAAGAAGGTGATATTGTTTTGATTGAAGATAATGTATTTCACAAAGTTCATAACACTGGCGACTACTGGTTAGAATTTGTTTGTGTGTTTGACGGAAAGAGATACGATGCGTGACGATCTAATGGTACAACAACAGGTTGCTAATATATGGCAACACATGGTAGGTGTTATTTGTCTTAATCAAGTAAACAGACGTCAAACTAAACCTGTACTTACAGAGTTCTTTAGACGTTGGCCTACACATGATGCATTGTTATATGCTACACGTAATGAAATTGAAGAAGTTCTTAAGCCTCTTGGTATGCAACGTGTTCGAGCAGAAAGACTGTATCGAATGAGCGAACAGTTTGGAGATTGGGATGGAGAAGATGCTACACAATTATACGGCATTGGTAAGTACGGTTCTGACAGTTATAGACTTTTTTATAAAAATGAAATACCTACAGATGTACAAGACAAAGAATTAAAAAGATATATTCAGGAAGAATTAGCCGCATGAAAATTTTACTCACAGGTAGCGAAGGAATGCTCGGATCAACATTAAAAATGTTTTGGCGTGGTATCTACGATATGACATTTATTGATCTTAAATTAGGTTCAGACCTAAATACCTGTGACTTACCAGAAGTAGATGCTGTTGTGCATTTGGCTGGTAAAAGCGGAGTAAGAGAAAGTTTTGATTCACCTATGGAGTATTGGAAAAACAATGTAGAGGCAACTAAAAGATTATTTGACTTTTATAGTGTTCCTATCTACTATGCAAGTTCAAGCACTGCTAAAGAACCTGAAAGAAATCCATATGCATATACAAAACATATTATGGAAAAGGAAGCACCTGACAATGCAGTTGGTTTAAGATTCACAACAATTTATGGATCAGATGCAAGACCTAATATGTTTATTCCAAAACTTATGAGAAATGATGTTGAATATATTAACAATCATTCAAGAGATTTTATACACATTGCTGATGTGTGTAGAGCAATTACTATGATAATGCATAGTAATCTAAAAGGTATAATTGATATAGGCACAGGCAAGTCTTATCATTTATCTAAACTTATTCAAGCAAAAGGAATTAAAGTTCCAATGCGTGAAGGAGGAAAACAGGAACGCAAGGACAATACTGCTGATACAACTCAATTAAACAGTATTGGATTCAAAGCGAGAATTGATGTAATTGACTTCATTAGCCAAGAAAAAACACTTGACAAAGAAGCATTTTCTAAATATAATGTAACAATAGGAGACCAACCATGAAAGACATTTTACAAGACATCGTTGCCCATACACATTCGTTAGGATTTCTTAACATTGTAAAGGTAACAAACGAAGCAGACACTACTATCGAATCGATGGCAGAAGATCGTTCAGTTATTCTTAGTTCTAAAACTAAGAACCCTGTAGCAGAATTTACAGGTACATTTGGAATGCCCAACTTAGATAAATTAAGTTTGCATTTGAAATGCCCAGAATATCAAAAGAATTCTAAAATCACTGTTGAACAAGCAGAACGTAATGGTGAAACAGTTCCAACACACATTCACTTTGAAAACGAAGCAGGTGACTTTGAAAATGATTATCGCTTTATGAACAAGCAGATCATTGAGGAGAAACTTAAGACTGTTAAGTTTAAAGGAGCAAGTTGGGACGTAACAGTTGAGCCAAGTATGGCGGCTATTCAGCGTATGAAGTTTCAAAGTTTAGCACATTCTGAAGAAACTGTGTTTACAGTTAAAACAGAAAACAATAACCTTGTGTTTAGTTTTGGTGATGCGTCACAACACGCAGGTTCATTTGTATTTCATCCAGATACACAAGGTAGTTTGAAACACGCATGGGCATGGCCTGTAGCACAAGTACAAGCAATCTTAAACTTAGATGGTAAGGTTACAATGAGCATTTCAGATCAAGGTGCTATGCAACTTACTGTTGATAGTGGCTTGGCAGAATACAATTATATTTTACCAGCACAAACAAAGTAATTATTAGGAGATTAGTTTGAATACTGACTTAACAAAAGAACAGAAAGACTACGCAATCTTCTTGCCTGCTATTAGTGGCTTTTATGCTACGTTTATTGGTAAGCAACGTAAAGAAGAATACGTAGACAAAAGTCGTATTCCTTTTCCTAACAATGAAATGGAAGGCCTTAACTGGTTCAATAAACAACATGGATTGTTTAACTATCACTGGAGTTTATATTCAGCAGGACACGCAGAACTTGATATTAACAAGGACGCACCTAAAGAAGATATGATCCGAAACAGAGATAGAAACAATAGTTGGTTGTTAGGCGACTCAGGTGGATTCCAGATTGGTAAAGGCGTATGGGAAGGCGATTGGAAAGATCCTAATTGTCCTAAGGCTAAAAAGAAACGTGAGCAAGTTCTTGCGTGGATGGATGCATATATGGACTATGGAATGATTCTTGATATTCCGGCCTGGGTAGCACGTTCGCCTGCAGGTGCAAAAGCAACAGGTATTGACAACTATCAAGATGCCGTAAATGCTACACGCATCAACAACGATTACTTTATGGCTAACCGCAATGGTAACTGTAAGTTTTTAAATGTTCTCCAAGGTGAGAATCACGCTGATGCAGAAGATTGGTATCAGCAAATGAAGGACTATTGTGATCCTAAAAAATATCCTGACACACATTTCAATGGTTGGTCAATGGGTGGTCAGAATATGTGTGATGTACATCTTGTATTAAAAAGAATGGTTGCATTACGTTTTGATGGTTTACTTGAAAAAGGCAAACATGACTTTATGCACTTCTTAGGTACAAGTAAATTAGAGTGGGCAACACTACTTACAGATATACAAAGAGCAGTAAGGAAATATCATAATGAAAACTTTACTATCACATTTGATTGTGCTTCGCCTTTCCTCGCAACCGCTAATGGACAGATCTACTGTGAACTTGAAACTCAGGACAGAAAGAAATGGGTTTATAGAATGGTTCCAAGTATCGATAATAAAGCACTTGCAACAGATACAACACCCTTTGGAGATGCGTTTGTTAGAGAAGGAAAACACGGAAGTTTCTTAAACAGTCCTATTACACAGAATTTACAAGCAAAAGATGTTTGTATTTACGCACCAGGCGATTTAAACAAAATAGGCAAAGAAGGCAAAACAAGTTGGGATAGTTTTAGTTATGCTATCCAGATGGGTCATAATGTATGGAGTCACATTAATGCAGTACAAGAAGCAAACAGACAGTATGATCAGGGATCAATTCCTGCAATGCTTGTCGAAGAGCGTTTTGACAGGCTATTTTTTAGAGATGTTGTGGAAGCAATATTTGCAACATCAAGCAGAGACGAAGCGAATGCAGTAATTGAGGAATTTAACAAGTTTTGGATGTCAATCATTGGCACCCGAGGCGCTACAGGAAAGAAGACGGTTAATGCCCAAACACAATTCGGTAACCTCTTTGAGGAGTTATAAAATGGCAAAAGCAAGTAAGAAAATTGAAAAACTAAAAGAACATCATGCATGGTATGATGCTAAAGTAAAAGAACTTGAAGACGAAAGAAACTATGACAGATCTTTTGTTCACAAAGGTCTTTTACTAAAGTTAAAGAAAACTAAACTGGCAATTAAAGATCAAATTGAAAACTTAATGAAGGACTTTCAAAAGTGAAACGTGATTATTCAGAAGGCGTTGTAAAAGATGATGTTGTTTACTTTACTGGTTATGAAGTAGAGAAAACACCAGCATACGACATGGATACACTGTTTGTAGTAGGTTGTCGTCCGTTGGATGAAGTACTTGCTAAAGCAAAAGAAACTCATGTAGATCATATTTACTTAGGTGCTAATCAAAGTTTTGAAGTTAAATTACCACACGGTGATGATACTACTAACAAGGCTTGGGATACACTAATTTATGGTTTGCTTGAAGAAGGATATCATGTCACACTTGACTATGACGTAAAGTATCACGAATATGTACTTGAATCTGGATATAACGAAAAGACACGTTTCATTAGTCAAATCAGTGTAAAACTTCCTTATATTGATCAACTTAATTACAATGCTTGTATTAAGATTGACGACAAAGACTTTAAAGCAACTAATTTAGGTGTATGGATTCATCAGGTTCATGACCTACAGGATCGTTCAAAGTTTACAGATTGGTCCAAATATGAAAACGATAATCCGGTTGACAAACAGGACGAAAGGTAGTATAGTATGAGTATAACTGATACAATGATGAAAGAAGCAATGTCAAAAGAAACACACGAAAAGATTATGAGAACAGCAAAAAGAATGATTTGGGTAACGTTCCGCAAGGAAGGTATCCACAAGTATCCTGCGGCCTTAGATGATCCTAAGTTAGCAACAGGTGATTGGGACGATGTGTCATTTTTAGGTTATCCACACAGACACATTTTCCATTTTAAAGTAGGTATCACTGTTACACACAACGACAGAGATATCGAGTTTATTCAATTTAAAAGATGGATGGAGAAACTGTATAGCGAAGGTACATTAAATTTAGATTACAAATCATGTGAAATGATGTCAGATGATCTTTATGAAAAGATCGCTGAAAAATTCCCCGGGCGTGAAGTTCACATCGACATAAGTGAAGATGGTGAAAATGGCGCTCATATCGAATACGCAAAATACTGAGAAGAGGTATTATGAAATGGCGATTGAATATGATCGTGAAACTTACAACAAGATCTTTACTGATCTTGAATCATTCAAAGAGTTTTGTTCTAACTCGTGGGTGATTGGGTATAGTCGTGCATTTAAGTTTGATGAACGCGACTTGTATAATAACAAAAGTGAGGCTTGGAGAACTTATTGTTCTTTTAAAAAAGGTAAGCGTCCTCGTCCACACTTTAAGAAAAAGAACTATAGGAGAAACTAATGACTGTTTATATTGTAGACATTGAAGCAGTAGATACACGCTACACCAAGCAATGGAAAGAACATCTTCCTAAGCAACTTCAACGTTCTACAAATATGGACGTTAAGGTCATTAGTGGCGGAGAAACGCCTCAGGCTACAACACCTGGGGCGTTCCTCAACTTTGGAGGAACTAATGTTTATAAATCTAAGCAATTAGAAATTATAGGCGAAAAGTTTTGCAATGGAGAAATCAAGGATGGAGATTATTTCCTATATACAGATGCGTGGAACCCAACTGTTATACAACTTAAATACATGGCTGAGTTACTCGGTGTTAGCATTAGAATCGGCGGCTTATGGCACGCTGGCAGTTATGATCCTGCTGACTTCCTTGGTAGGCTAATCGGTGATAAGCCTTGGGTACGTAATGCAGAAAAGAGTATGTTCGAGTGTTATGATCATAACTTTTTTGCAAGTAATTTCCATATTGATATATTTAAAAGTGCATTTGCTACTGTAGACAATAAAATTAAACGTGTTGGTTGGCCTATGGAATATTTAACTGGCAGTTTCAATATGTATAAAAATATGCCTAAAGAAAATATTATTCTTTTCCCACATAGAATTGCTCCTGAAAAACAGCATGATATTTTTTTAGATCTTAAAGATACACTTACACAATATGAATTTATAACTTGTCAAGAACGTGAACTTACAAAAAATGAGTATCATAATTTATTAGGTAAAAGTAAACTTGTGTTTAGTGCTAACTTACAAGAAACACTTGGTATTAGTTGGTATGAAGGTGTACTTGTAGATACTATTCCAATGGTTCCAGATAGATTAAGTTATAGTGAAATGGCTCTTAAAGAATTCAAATACCCAAGTCAATGGACTACTGATTTTGCATCTTATAAGAAAAATAAAGAGCAAGTTTGTAATAGAATTATAGAATATATGGAACATTATAAAGATTATTTGATTCCTATGCAAAAACAAACATTAAAATTAGCACAAGAATATTTTAGTGGAAAGGAACTATATAAGGTGATTGCAAATGGGTGATGACGATAAAAAGTATTCTATCTCATATTCTACAGAAGGCAGTATTGATGGTATTAGCGAAACAGATAGTACTTTTACTATTTCAATTGATAATGATCAATATACATCAACATATGAAGCACCTTCTTTTGCGCCAACATATACTTTTGACGATTACGATGCTGGTCCAGGAAAATGGCCAAGCGAATACGATTTGGAGAAAATGATTGAAATATATCCAGCACTTAAAATTCAATATTTAAAATTTATCGAAGTATACAACTTAGTTAAAGATGATTACAAAAATAGAGGTGTTAATGAAATTACTTTCTAAATTAATGGAACGTTTAGGACGTAAAAGAACTATCTATGATAGAGATGGAAAGATCCCGTATCTAATTCGTTATTATGTATTTCTAAAAAATAGAAAGCATTTTCCATTTAATATTACATTACATAAAGTACTTGTTGGTGATGAACCTACATTACATGATCATCCTTGGAATTATGCAACACTAATTTTAAAAGGTGGCTACTGGGAACACATTCCTGTTTATTCACAACAAGGAAACGTAGTAGGCAGTACAAGGAAGTGGCGTGGTCCTGGACATTTTAGATATAGAAAAGCAGATGATCTACATTGGTTAGAACTTGCTAAAGATAAAGATGGTAATGATATTCCTTGTTGGAGTTTGTTCTATATGGGTCGTAAACAAAAAGAGTGGGGCTTTTTACCTTTTAATACAAAAGGTGAACTTGAAGAACGTGGGTACCGTTGGGTACACAATGAGGATTATTTAGGCATTGGAGCAAAGCATGGAGATTAAACGTACTACATATTTTGGTGGTTTAATCAAAACATATGACAATGTTTTTAATCCAAAGATTATTAAAGTTCTTGAAAATGAAATACAAAATTTAAGTTTTAAATGGGGTACAAGAGATAATCCTGATCAACCTCCTACAGGTTTACAGTGTTTTGAGTTTGAGCATACACACACTTGGTCTACCCTATGGAGTGTAATTAACGAAAAGTTAGATGACCTTGAAGGATTAGAATATCGTAGAAGTAATTTAAATTTCTTTGCTACAGGTGAAGATGCATACTATCACAAAGACGATTGTGATTGGACATTATTATATTACTGCAACAGCACTTGGCAACCAGATGAAAAAGGTGAAACTAAATTCTTTATTACCAAAGATGATTTAGAAGGATATGAACTTAAAGACGTACAAGGAAATACAGATCCTTTAGTATTAAGTGTTGCACCTATTCCTGGGCGTTTTTGTTTTTTTAAAAGCAGTATTAATCATAGTGCTACTGGTTTTAGATCAAGTGCAAGATTTGTTCCTGCACTAAAGTTTGTAAATGCTGGGTTTGGTAACGGAACCGGAGTTATTGTAAAAAAAGGAAATCAAGAAGTGTTAGATATTAGGAGAGGTCATGATTAAGAAACACTATTATAGTTGGCAAGACGTAGAACGTATGTGCGTTAGTATTGTAAATCAAATGTATAAGGACAACTGGCGTCCTGATTATATTGTAGGTATTACACGAGGTGGTAATGTTCCTGCTACTATTATTTCAAACATGACTGGTATCCGTTGTGAAGCACTAAAGGTGGCATTGCGTGATGGTGAAAGTCATCAAGAAAGCAACTGTTGGATGGCAGAAGATGCGTTTGGTTATCCCAATCAAGATTCAGGTGGACAAGGAAAAAATATTCTTATTGTAGACGACATCAACGATACAGGTTCTACATTTAATTGGATTATGCAAGACTGGCAAGCAGGTTGTTTGCCTCATCATGAACACTGGGCAACTGTTTGGGGAGATAATGTTCGTTTCGCAGTATTAACAGAAAACCTAAGCAGTAAGTTTGACGGTGTGTCATACTCTTGTGATGAAGTAAACAAAGCCGAGGAAGATGTATGGCTTGTTTATCCTTGGGAAAACGTCGGAGTTTATTAATGAGTTACACTACTGAAGAAAATCTTGAACTGTTAGAAAACATTCGCAAGCCAGAAACATTTATTAGAATACAAATTTGGGGATATGGTAGTGAAATGGCTTGGTGTCCTGTAAGCAAAAAATGTGCTGACTGGTGGAATGAACAAAAAGAAC